CAGAAGAGTCATTAACGTGTAAACCACCTAAAGCAGCTCCTGTACCGTTAACGGCTAAGATATTGTCTCCTAATTCGACTGTTGTAGAATCTATAGTTGTTGTTGTCCCTTGAACTTCTAAGTTACCTGTAAGAGTTAATCCAACAAATGTTGGTGAAGCTCCAGTAACTAAACTTTGGTTTATAGCTTTTACAGCTGCCAAGTTAGTAAGTTCTGAGTCCATTAAAGCACCAGCAGCAGTTACATTTGATGTATCTGTTACGTCAGCACTTGCTTCAATTGCGTCTAGTTTAGTCTTATCTCCATCTGCAAAAGCACCTTCCGATGGTTTCACTTGTAAAGTAGAGATTGTTACGCCTTTAATACCCGCAAGGTCAGTTACTTCTGAATCCATTACGGCTCCAGCTGATGTTACATTTGCAGTGTCTGTTACATCTGCACTTGCTTCAATTGCATTTAATTTGCTGTGATCTGCATCAGTAAATGTATTCGAGTCGGTTCCTGCCTCTACTAAAGCAACTACTTGTGCTGAACCGGATACTAATCCGGCAACACCGTTGATTGCTATATTATTGTCTGATACTACTGTGTCGATACCATTACCTCCTGAAAACGTTAAAGTTTCACTAGAGTTAAATGTATCATTTGTTCCTGAGTCAGCTGATAATGTAAAGGATGTACTAATACCTGCTATGTCTGAAGCTAAAGAAGCTGAAGTCGAAGTAAAAGACCCTGAAATGTCTGCTGCAATTTGCGCTGAACCTGAAAGAATTCCTCCTCCTGTTGAGCTAATAAAGTTTGCATCATTATTCAGTTGCGATATTGCTGAACCGGATACGATGACTTTTTTCCAACTTGCCATAATTTATTTGATTGTTTTAATTGTGAGTATTTTTATTTATTATAAATATGTTAAAACTATTATTCCTGACCAATAAAAAGATCATAGTTTGTGTCCATGTACAGTCCTCCTTTTACTACTGTAGGAGCACCGGATTGAGTGACCATAGTAAGGATTCCTTGATCGGATATACCGAAAGTTTTTGTTGAACCGCTATATATAGACAATGCATCTCCACTAGCATCTTTTTTCAACGTCAATGAACCAGTTACCTCTATAGAGCTATTAGCAGAGTATGCTGATCCTGTTTGTTGAAATATATGTAAATCAATTGACCCTGTAATAAAATGAGCTGAACTTGTATTTAAAGATACTGTTGCATTACCTGAAGTTGCTCCTCCTCCTATACCATCTCCTGCTGTAACTCCTGTTATGTCAGCTCCAGCTCCTGCTGCAGATGGAAAATTAAAAGACTCAAAAGAAGCTGAATTCGAAAATCCTGCATAACCTGGTGTAACAAAAGCAGTAAAGTAGTTACATACGTAGGTTTGATCTTCTTCTCTTACGTAAACTACCTGCCCATCAGATAGTCTAGTAGGATCTAAGCTTGTCATATCAGAACCGGAAGCGACGGTAATCCATCCTCCTTGTACGTAGGTTACTTGAGTAAACGCTCCTTGGTTACCCGACCTTACATAAATATCTCCTGCGGTTATTGCCATTTGTTAACTACTATATGTTTGTTCGTCAGCTATTAAACTATATACAGCTGCACTTGAGTTATATCCTTCTGCAAAAATCATTCCCCATCTCTTATGTCCTTCGACAAAATCTTCTGTATCAAAATAATATATACCGGAGTTAGCTACTCCATCTATTCCGACTGTATTGTCTTGATATAAATAATACTGTTTTACTTCGTCTACCCCAGTAGGTAGAGTTCCGTCGTACATTTGTGCTGGTTTATTGGTTACTAATGATTGAGATGGGAATACTACCATTAGTATAGAACCAGTTGCAGAGAAGTCAAGAGTTCCTACAGAACTAATTCCTGAACTACCTGAAAGATTTTCTAAAGAAGCACTTTTAAATAAATTTACTTTTAAAGGTACTGTTGATGGAGTAAATTCTGTTGCTCCTATACTACCGCTTTGTAACATTGCTATTAGTGAACCGGATGTTATAGGAGTACCTGATGTATCTCCAGTAGCTGCTGCTAAGAAAGTAGCCTCACTGTTAGGTGAAGTATTCTTCCAACCGTACATGTAAGTTGTCCCTAGTTGATCTCTTGTTACAAAAGATTGGTTATAAGATCTTGTTTCATCAAAGTTATCAAATATAGATGCAGTATAATTAAAGGTTGATCCTGTGTATATTCTGTTGATATTTTGTATTTGGTAAGAAGATGAGTCAGTATTCTGAGGTACTGCTTTTAAGTTATCTGTATCTCCTGTTAAAGACATAGAAAATGGAGTATCACTTTCAACATCTGATATAGATACAGTAACTAATTCTGTATTCGGCATTATAGATGCAGTGTAGTTAGCAGTTACATTAGTAAAATTAGCAGTTGGTGCTTGGTTAGCAGATACATTTACTGATATACTACCAGAGCCAATGTTATCGTATTGATCTCTGAAAGTAATATTAGATGTAATAGTATCTCCAGAAGTTGTAGCAGAACCGCTTATATTTACTCCTATACTTAAATTACCGTTACTATTAACTACTATATCAGCATTAGAAGAAGTAAATGATGCTACTGCTGCTGAATTATATGTTGGTGAGTAAGACACTCCTAAGTCTCCTTGAGTACCTGTTCTTCCATTTGAGTTAGTTCTTATCAATGCTCCATTTACTGCACTCTCTATAATATAAAATGTACCATTTGTTGTTAATGATCCTATAGGTGCTTGAGAAATAGTAAAAGGATCGGCAAATAGAGTAGTTTCAAATCCTTGATTATCTTTTATAGATCCTGTAAAGTTATATGTACCTGCTTCTATACTTGCTGTAGGGAATATTCTTAAAGTAGTTCCATTTACAAATGAAGCAGATAAAGCTGCTGTTGAAGTCCAAGTTAAACTACCAGTATCTATACTATCACTCTCAGTATCAGAGAATACAAATTGATAAACATAGTTACCTGATCTAGCTCCGTTAGTATTAAGATTAGCTGATTGAGCTTGTGTACTTACTGAAGGTCCAACGTTATCAGTTATGTTAACCGTAAATGTCTGCTGTGAAGTAGTACCAAAAGCATTAGAACCAGTTACTGATCCGTTTAGAGTACCTCCTCCTACATCACTTGAACCAGATATATTTCTACTTAAAGTAATATACCCAGAACTATCTATTGCAAAATCAGAAGATGGATTAACTGCCCAAGTTACTGATTGATTAGCTGTTACTCTTGCTGTTGTTCCTTCGAATCCTGATGTGTCATCGTATATACTATCACCGCTTATAGCAGATTCAATAGCATAAAATGCTTGAACTCCTGCTAAAGTAGGTGCTACATCATCAGCTATAGGTAAATGTATAGCTGCTGAAGCAGAAGTAGTATTAAATGCATCTGATACTGAAGCTGAGTAGATATACTTGTTAATTAAGTCAGAATTTATTTCTTGACTACCTTTTCTAGTAATAACACCCGTTGAATTCATTGTAAATGGATCTTCATCAGGATCTGTATGATCTCCTCCTGTATAAGTGCCAATACTTACAGGTGTTCCGTCTAATTCTAGTCCAGCTAGAGTAAAATTAGTAAATACTATGGTATCTCCTTCTGGATCAGATGCTCCTGCTTGTATACTGCTCACTCCATCGTTTTCATCTTCGCTAAAACCTGATCCTGTTTGATTATTAAATGTTGGTATAACATTATTTGTTACATTTACAGTAACTAGTAAAGGAGTTATAGCATCTGTGTCTTGACCTGCTACAAAGTGTTCATCTGAGGCAGATATTGAGAAACTATAAGAAGATGTAGTTTCAAAGTCTAATGAAGCTGTTGTTTGTGCAATACTTACATAAGTTCCGTACTTAGTTATACTAAAATGATCACCTGGCACTGAACTTGAAGTAATTGTTATACTATCACTGTTAGTATCTGTAAAATAAATCTTAGTTACCTCACCAGTAGAAGCATTTTCATTTCTAGAAGTAGTAAAAGATGTAATAATTGAACCTCCTACAGATGTTTCTCTAAATACTGGTGCAGTATTAGCTGTTACATCTATATAAAGGTTTTGATTTATGGATGCTCCAAAGCTATCTGTTGCTTTAACAGGAACTAAGTGAGCATTTTGACCATCTCCTCTGTCTACTGTATTGAAAGATTCAACTATTGAAGATGTTAATAAAGTTACAGCACCATCTGAAGCTACATTGACGAATCCGTCGGTGTATGAGCTTTGAGCGGAAAAGGTGATTGCTTGAGCTTCCGGGTCATTGGCGGTTAAGGTATGTATGGTAGACCCAGAAGTTAGAAATTCAGCTATATTTACGTTCGCATTAGAAGTAAACGATGGTGCTGTATTAGTATAAAATACTTTTTCGATAAAATCTTCTAAACTACCGCTTGTTCCAGGATTAAATGAACTGGAAAACATAGAAGGTAGTAATTCTTGAGATATTATTCGATTACCATTAAAGGTAGTTGTGTCTGTACTAAAGCCTTGTCTAGCAGCTGAAGAAGATATAAAAGCATCAGCTATAAAAGAAGCAGAGTCAGCTTGTACTGCATGAGAAGAAGATAATTCTGTTATAATTTCGTGAGAAGCTGATACAGCATACGAAGCAGATATTGCATTTGCTGCTATTCCTGTAGCTTGGCTAATATCTATTTGAGCTGATCCTGAAACTAAGGTTGGTTTATTAGTTATATCTGCAAAATCAGTTGATATTGCTGCTATAGAAGCTGATAATGAGCTAGATACACTAGTTAATTCAGCATCTGTGGCAAAAGTAGCGTCTAATGATTGACTAAAGCTCTCTAAAGCTGCTACTCTTGGATCATTAGAAGCAGTATATGAATTAAAAGTAGTTTCATCTAGCTTTCCTGTACCTACTTCTTGTCCATTTACGTTAATAGACCCAGATACATTAAAAGAACCGGTAAGATTACCGTATGTTCCTAGATTACCACTTATTTGTTTCCACTTAATTAATGCCATTAGCTAACTAATTTTCCTGTTATCATAAATTCATCATCAGAATCTAAAGCAAAGTTTAGATTACTGTTAAAAGTTATTACAACATTTGAACCGTCATCAGTAATAGAGTCAATAGCATCTATTTCTGCGGCAATACCGTTTACATATACGGTAAAATCATCTTTTTGTACTGCTGGAAACCCTGCTGGTACTGTAGCAAATGAAATACTCTCAAAAGTAACTACAGGATCTACTACTGATACAGTTGTATTATTAGTAGTAAAAGCGTTATTAAGTGCTGTATATTCTTTTTGTTCTGGACTCATAGCTTCTTGTACTTGTATTATTCTTTGGGCAGCTCTATCGAAAAATCTAACTGACCTTGAATTAACTCTTGTTGATGAATATCTTCCCATTTATAAATATTATATATCATTTATATCCTTAACTGTTTCTGCACCAAATAATACAGCAGCTTTATTAAAGAATTTCATAGACCCCTGTTGAAGTGTATTAATTCCATTCGGAACTAAGTGTCCTAGTAGGTTAATACTAAATTCTGTTTTAACTAATCTATCTTGACCCTGTGCTAACTCGGTTATAGTGCTATAATTATCTATCATAGCTCTAAAACTAAACTTTTCTGGGTCTCCCCAATATGCATCTGAAGCATAATTGATGTTTTCCACTAATTTATTCATTTGAGCAACGTATTGTGTGAACATTACACAAGAATAAACTATATTTACATAGTCTGGCATTACTACTCCCTGATATTCTTTAGCAATTGATCTGTTATTCAGAGCAGAAAACCTATCGTAAGTGTTTTTCTTACTATATGTCTTTTCAAATACGCCAAATTGTGTAGGTAAGTTAGCATCCATCTTATTTCCTAGCTGTCTATTCTTCTCAACACTGTCTCTCTTTATCATTATCAATGGAAGTTGTATTTTTCCATTTCTATCTCTATAGTATCCATCCTTTTGTACTGAATGCCAACGTTCTGGTGATCCATATAGTACAGGAACAGCTTTTGTAGCACCGTTTTGTAGTACTGAAGGTTTAATTACATTAGTAAAGTAGTAAAATATAGCTTCATCTATATCTTTTAACCCTATTTCAAACCTTTTTACATTATCATCCTTTACTGATCTCTGTAATTCTCTCTTTTTAAGATCGTTTATTGGTTGTTTAGATCCACTATACGCTTCTACTCCATAAGTTTTTATAGAGTCTTGAGATAATTGTTGTTGATTCTTTGGTAAAGGTTTATTACTCCCTGCCATATTTTCTATTTACATGAGTTTTAAAAGCTCTTTTGAATTTAGAATAGATATTAAATAGCTGAAATAGTTTATCATCTTGAGGATGGTCTTCAATAGTCTCTTTAAATGCATCATTCAGCTCTTCCACCTCTTTTCTTAAGTAGTATATGTTATTATATCTTACATCGTGAGAAATTGCACCTGTATCTGGATCCACACGTTTGTTTACTAACCTTCCTCCTTGTGGTTCTTCCTTAAGTATGTCTTTTATTTTCATATCTTTAGTATTCTTGATTTTGAGCAAAAGTTATACCAGTTTGCTCTCTCCTGGTCATATGACAGTCTAATATTAATGATATAGAGGTACCAAATTGACTTCCGTAGCTAGATAAGTTATAACTCTTATCTCTCCCAAGGAATAATTGGTTCTCTCTAATAGTATCTACTACATAATAGTCTTCTTGCCAATTTAATATATCACCTACCTCAGGTACTGTTGAAACGTCTTCTAAATCTTGTCTTAACAGTGCAAAGGATGCTTCTCTACTTAAATCAGGTCCAAAATCGTCAGATGTTACTACTTGATCACCTCTAGTTACAAGGCAATTGAGCTTTAACGGTTCAAAAAACGATTTAGTTAAACCTTCTCCGTATATATTTACTTCTGTATCTTCTATATTAAACTTATAGTATAGAATCTCTTGTTCTACTACATCTTTAAGTAGTTCTCGATTGATACCTACTAATAAGTTAAAGTCTCTGTTAGATCCAAATAGCATTATACCTTTTCTATTGTTTGTTTACCTATTTTAACAAGCTTTACGTTAGGATACTTTGACATAGCTGTATTTTTCAGCGATTCAAAAGCTTCTTCAGCGCTTTTCTGTGTAATAAGTTTTATTTTTAATGTTTCTACGTTCTCCATTGTACTATCAGCTACTGTTACTGTAGTAATACCTGGTAAAGCTCTTATTAAGTCAACTATCTGTGTCTTATCACTACCGTCTTCATACATTACTTGTACCATTGCTTCATAAGTATTATATTGAACCTCACTAAGTATCTGCATTAACTTCATTATCCTACAAAAATTGTCATTGGTACACCTTTAAGTGTAGTATTTAAAGCATCTGTTTGAGCAGCTTGTGATTCTAGCTGACTTTGTCTAGATACTACCTGTAATAGCTCTGTTAACTCAGTTAATAGCTTTTCTTTTTCTGCTCTAGCATCAGTTAGTAAGTCTGCTTGGTTTAAAGTAGCTTCAGAACCAGGTACCGGTACTGTTTGATACTTTCCACGTACATAAGCAAGTAATTCTTTAGATAATGCTAAAGTGTATCTGTATATCCAGTCTCTACCTGGTGTATTTATCTTTAAGAATGTTGGATTGTCATATGGTACTTCTCCTACATTAGTTATTTTATTTGTTCCATCTTCAGTTACTGCATCTGCTTTATCATCTGTCTCATAATATTCAAAATATAAACTCCCTGCTTTCTTAGGTACCGGAAATATCTTTAGTTTATTATTAACCATTTCAAATGAATAGGATGAACGTCTTATTTGATCATTAAATTCTATAGCTTGAACTTTAAGTATGTCATATGATGCAGGCATCAATAAGAAATTTATACCTGGACTCATAGATCCAAAGTCAAAAGCATCCATTAATGATTGAATTCCAGTACCAGTACCAGCATAAGGGTCAAAGTACCTCATAATAGCAGGAGGAGATTCATAAAAGACTCTTCTTACTTCTATACTACCGGTTATACCTTGTTCAACTGCCCAAGCATCTAAGTCGTAGTTCTGGACTGATTGAGTTAATGCTAAAGAACCAGTATATCTAGTTACATTACCACCTACTTCTGCTTCTGTACCGTATTCTTGGCTTATTTTAATCATTCTCTGTAAAGAAGGATTAACTATCTGACTATTAGCACTAGTAGTACTAGAAGCTCCTTCCATAGAGATATAATTCTCTCTGATCTTATATTGAAATACTAAGTTACCGTAAGTTGTTACTGCTTCTTCAAAGCATGCAAAGAAAGAGCCTGATTGTAACTCTACATCCATCATAGGATATCCGAGTCTTGTAGCACAAAATTTAGATACTTTTACTGCTTCTGAAGCAAATTCAGCATCACTGTCATAGAATCCAAATGGAGTCATGCCAGCAGAGAATGTAGCTGTACCGTCCCATATTTTTATTTCCGCCATACCTTACCGTTTTTATATAAATAGTACAAAAAAAAAGAGGCCCATTAGGACCTCTCTTTCTTATTAAGAATTTAAGTAAATTCTAGATCGAACTTAAGTCAGATACAAAGATTTTACCGTAAAATTCTGGTCTGATCATCTTCTTAGCATATCTTGTCATTAGACCTTTTCTTGGTGTGAAAGTGTCTGGATCATATACTAGAGGAGTCATCATTAATGGTACATATGGTGCATATACAGCTCCTGTTTCTAGGAATTGTGAACCTCTGTATCCCATTAAGATAATGTTCTCAGTCATGTATGGATTCTTGTATACTTTGAATCTGTTCGCTAACGAACCAACTCTTTGTACACCCATATTAAACTCTTCTTGGTTTCCATCTGTGTTAGCAGCATATCCTGGAATTGATTCTAAGATAGTTGCAACGTTTGGAGAACATACTAGGAAGTTTGCTCCACCTCTAAGAGTTTTTTGGTGAATCTTGTTAGATACTTTTTGGATTTTAGTTCCTAAAGTTTGGAACCATTGTCCTTGAGTATTGTAGAATCCACCACCGTCTACTGCGCTAGTTGCCCATGCAGTTCCGTTCCAGTTTTTGTTAGACGCAGCTGACCATCTTTCAGTAGTGTTAGCATCTTGGATTAACATATCTAAAATCTCTAAGTCAATCTCCATTGAGATATATTCAGATAATAAAGAAGTTAATTCCGCTTCAGCATCAATACTGTGGTAAGCGTTAAGGTCTTGTGCAAATTCTGGTGTCCATTGTGCTTTTAATTTTCTAGTCTTAGCAACAATTGCTTCACTAGCTAATTTAACATCAATAGATGGTATTGCGATAGAAGGCGCAACGTTGTTACCGTCTCCTCCTGAAGCTTCAAAGTCACCTCTGTCGTTGTCAACTGGTTGTTTGTGGTATACTATAGATCCACTTAATTCAGTATCAACTGTAGTTGAACTTTTTGCAATAACGAAAGATACATCTGTTCCTGATACTGTAGTCCATTTTGGAATAGTTACATCAGTAGAAGCAGATAAGATTCTAAATGCTCTTACACCTTTTAAGTCAGCAGCTAATCCAGATACAGACTTAGTAATTACGTAGTAGTCTGATGGGTTAGTACCGTCTTGGTAGTTGATAGATGCAGAAGAAGCAGCAGCAGCAGATTCAGCTACAACAGCAGAAGAGCTATTGATAGAGTATCCGAACTGTCCAGCTCCGTATAAACCTCCAGAAGCATCAACATCTTTTGCTAATTTACTGTTAGCAGTTGATACATTTCCATAAAGGTTGTCTCCAGCA